ATACCAACGCCTAAAAATATCATGAGCCTTATTATTAAATTCTAATAGCTCAAGTATTTTATTAAATTCATTTTCAATTGTATCTTTTATATCATCCGGAATATCTAACTTGTCCAAATTGATTTTTACTACAACATCGTCATCCACGGATGCGATTGCTTCGGTTACAATTTCATCTACTGCTGTAGAACAATCCGAATATGCTGCGGCTTCTCTGTATCGTGTAATTAAATCCGACTCAGATTTTGCCGTAGCATCCATATCTAAATAGGTGCCAAAATACCCCCCAGCTTGAATGCCGCTGGATTGTATAGTAGTGGCACCATCATCAGATACCGGTGTCATGAATTCTTGATTTCTTTTATCTATCTTCTCTTCTTCTCGAGCGATAGTGAAACCAAATAGCTTAATTGCCATAATTAAATCACTTTATATAATATTAACCTGCGACTGAACCAAATATATTCAACGAATCTACCAACTGTGAAGCTGGCGTACTGCTAACTTCAAATGTCTGATATTGGAATGCAACTTGGAATGAGGATATTTGGTCATTTGTACCAAAGTCCAAACCAACTGCACTAATATCGGTTGGGAATACACCCAACATTTTATATTGTTTAAGAATAGCACCGTTACGATCTAACTGCGATATAAACATATCTGTTTGATATTGCGCAGGAGTTAACGCTCCGGTTTTTGTTCTTAAATTTTCCATGCCATTCATCCATTGTTCTATAGCAGTCCGAAGTGTAAACCCCGAATCATTAAGTATAGTACAACTGAACGGTGCAAATGTTCTATCACCGGCCATTGTTATTAGTCTGCCCCGATAATAAACCGGAGTGACACCTAATGTTTGACCAGGCAATTCTGCCGCAGTAATTAAAAATGGAGCTTTAGTTACTGCGAGCGCACGACTTGCAACATAGTTAGGAAATGTTAATTGAACTGCAAACTGGTTCGGTCGTGCGCCCCCGTTCGTTAGTTCAGCTTTAAATCTATCTACATTAAATGGTATTGCCATTTCTTCTTACTCCTATTATGCGCCGACTTCTTCGAAGGATACGCCTGTTCTTGTTGCAATAAAATTCAATTGAATAAAATTGATTGCTCGAGCAGGTTTAATGTATATATCAGCAACAAATTCATTGCGATCTATAACTTCTCCAGTATTGTTTGTTTCATCACAAACAACTCTGAAGTCTGTAACGCCTCTACGTCCTTGGACATCTCTTAAGAATGGCTCTACAAGATTTCTAAATTGTGCTCGCGTAAATGCGTCATTAAATTCAAACAACTGAAATTTTGATGCCGTTGCAATTGCTTTTTCAAGAACAATAAACAATCTACGTACATTAATACGATCAAACGCACTTGGTCTTGCTAACAATGTTTTATCACCGAATAACAATGTACCTTGTCCTGGGAATGTTACTACAGGATTTACGCCCTTTTTATATAATGTATCTCTATCTGCTTTAGATGGAGACCAGGCTAATTTAACAACATTCTTAATTACACCTCTGTTATATCCTGCAGGAGAGAACCAAGGATCAGCAATATAATCTGTTCTAGCAGATAATCCTGCAATATCGCCATTCAACGGAACATATCTATATTTATCATTGTAACGATCATATTGATATTTCCATCCCGAATCTAACACCGCAAAAGATGAGGATGTTAAATTGTCTCTATATGTAGTTATTCTTGATGCCTGTCCTGTTGTATTTACCACATCTGAATATGGAGGAGATGCAAATACTACGCAATCTCTTCTGCTTTCTGCAATTGCGATAACCGAATTTACTGCGGTATAAGATGTTGTTGGTCCCATCGGAATCAATCCAACGTCGTACGCCTCATCGTTCGAGAAAATTGCATAACCCGTTAAAATATTTGCAATGCTAACAGTATCTCCAGATACACCCTGTGTTAATGTATTTGTGACATTTGCTGTTAATGATCCGAAGGTCGTATCTTGAGCAACTTGGCCCCAATTGGTTCCACCTAAAGTTGTACTAGGATGATCTAATACCCAAACATATGTTGATCTATCATTAATTACATCTTTATAGTAATTTGATGCTTGATCCGATGTCTTTGCATCTGATGCTTTAGATAAGAACGAATATTTTTCTAATACTGAATTAGGAGTACCGGTAAATGTTCCTCTGACATCAATAACAATTACATGTATTTCATCATTAGATCCACCTTTTGCAGCAACCAACGCAGATGTGCCTGGCGCAGAATCAAACGCTGATGCATATGCCCATCCTGAGTATGTACTAGAGTCAGCTAAAGAAACTTTTATACTGTTCCCCATTGCACCAGGATATCTAGCAGCAAACATACCGTAATTTAAACCACCTGCGCTATAAGCAGAAATATATGTATCTTTGTTTTCAATTAAAGGAGAAACATAATCTACCGTCACCGTAGCATTTGCAACTTCTGTATTTTCAGTGATTGTTACTGTTGGTGTAGCAACATAACCGCTACCCGAATTTGTAATATTTGCACCAACAACTTGAAACCCTATTTGAGCTAATATAACTGCATTACTTGTTAAATATGGCAAATCTTGCGTAGCAGGAACAACCAATACATTTGCAACAGTATATCCATATCCGGCATTTGTAATTGCCACATCAATAATTTCTGCCTCTAACCGCGTATTTGCCGTTGCGTCAGTTCCACCTAAAGTATTATTTCTATTAAGTGTAACATTAGGAGCAAATGCATACCCGCCAGCGCCAGGATTTAATAATGTGATTTTATTAATATACCCATAACCTAAATTAGCAGTTAATACTGCATCAACACCGGTGTTGCCGTCTAATCTATTTACTGTTATAGTTGGCGCAGTTAAATAACCATTGCCGCTGCTAGTAATTGTATAACCCGACACTACGTTTCCTGTTATTACAGGAACAATTGTTGCATGTTGTCCACCAGGTACAAGTGTACCACCAGATACAACAATATTCGCATCCCCGTAATTTGTACCGGCTGTAGATATTTGAATATCTTTTAATTTAAAGTGTACATCTAAATTAGCAGATGCACTAGTAGAACCTTGATTCTGTATTACGACATTGGATAAAGTCGTATAATTATTACCAGAGTTAATTAAATTAATTGCTCCGATTTGACCTGCCCCTAATAAAGCAGTTAATATAGCGCCAGCTCCGTCTCCGTTGACAACTAATGTAGGTGCAACAGAATAACCAAAGCCTGCAGTAGAAATGCCCGTCCCAAAAACATTGCCCGTCGAATACAATATTGGCGTTGCTGTTGCTGTCGTACCACCAAATGGCGATGTAGGTGCACTAATTGTTAGCGTGATGCTATTAACATCAGAAAATCCACGATCACTTGATGTAATATTGATAGCAGAAACAGTACCATTTGGCACCGATACCGCATTTTGCGCTAAAGATTTATCAACAACTCTAGTTATTTGTAAATTGTTTCCATACGATAAGAAATTTGCTGCGGTAAAGAAGTATCCTGCAGTTGTATCATTTGGGACACCAAATTGTTCTACAAGTTTTCCTTCAGAATCTACAGTTACTACTTGCTCAACAGGTCCCCATTGAAATGCGCCCGAAAATGCTCCCGCAGTAGTTGCAACCGAGGGAACAACAGTTGTTCTATCTTCTTCGGTAACTACAACGCCAGGTGAAAGCTGAAATGCCATCTTCTTCTCCTTGATAATTTTATAGATATCTCTCTATAATTTGATTTCTATTTATTTATAATTACCAACAATTAGACTTTTTCCAACCAATTTAGCACAACTTTATTCATATCTTTACCATTGCTATTCGAAAACCAAAGATCTCCGTTTGCATCTTCCTCCGGTACCGATCTTTCAGTAGGCCCCTCATCTATGAATCCAAACGGGGTAAGATTTTCTTCAATCTGTTTGAATTGTTCTTCGTATAATACTTTTCGCAGATTTGTGTCTGTTAAGTCTTTAAAGAAGGATTCATTAGATGCCCAAGCAAAAAGAACTAGGGTCATTACAAGATCGTCGTGATAACCCTCATCTGCTTTATAAAATCCTCGTATCTCAATAAAGGTTGAGATTTCTCCAATAATATCGGTATCATGTATTAGTAGTTTATTACTTTCTACCATACTTTTGAATGCGGTGCAGCCAAGCCTTTTTACTAATTTGGTGGTTCGTACTCCAAGCGTAGCACCGGAACTAAATCCGCCGGATAAATATTGCCCGGACTTAGAGTTACTTCCTACAAAGAATACGTTTTCATATTCAAGA